TTTGTCCGCATTGCGCCATGCTTTTTTCAGGCAGGCCGAGAACGACATCGAGGTGTTGGCACGTTTCAGATACCAGGCGTTTTTCATGATCTTCGAAAGGTTGTATTTGGTTGTTGCCTTCATGATTTATTAGGTATTAGCTTGTTTTCTCAATGCAAATATAAGGCATTAGTTTGTAACAACCAAGGATTTCCACAAGAAAATACAAAATAATACTATTTTTTTTCGCTTATTTATTTGGCATTACCTTATAATTCGCCTATATTTGCATTACAAACCAATGCTTTATAAGCATGATACAACTAAGAATTAAGGAGTTATGTAAAGAAAAGGGCATAACGCTGAATCAGTTGGCCGAAAAGATTGGAATTTCCCAACCGTCTATTAGCGGTATAGCAACGGGAAAGCAAAAGCCAGCATTTGACACGCTCGAAAAAATGGCCGATGCTTTGGAGGTTACTCCCGCGGAGCTTTTCGCCCCTCAACCGACAAACACAATCACCTGCCCGCATTGCGGCAAACTTATCAAGGTGGAGAAGGGGGAATAATATGAAAACGATACACGAACTATTGCAGGAATGCGACGTATTAAAGGCTCGTTTGTCCGCATTGCGCCATGCTTTTTTCAGGCAGGCCGAGAACGACATCGAGGTGTTGGCACGTTTCAGATACCAGGCGTTTTTCATGATCTTCGATTTGTTGTAGGTTGCTTTCATGGCGGTTATATCAGTTATGTTATTTTTATAGTGCAAATATAACATATAGGATATATATAAGCAAGTTTTTGAGCAATTAATTTCAAAATATTTTAACACATATATTATAATTTGGGCTGCTTATTTGCATAAGTGTTATTAATAGCCTATATTTGTGACATAATTTAAATGTTATGAGGATAAAGGAAATATTAGCAGAAAAAGGAATGACAATGGCTGATTTGGCTGAAAAAGCTAAAATGCAACAGCCTGCAATAAGTAGGGCTATGACGGGAAATCCTACTGTAGAAACCTTAGAGCGCATTGCCTCTGCTCTTGAAGTGAATATTACTGAGCTATTCGCACCTAAGTCCAACACGATAATTTGCCCAAAATGTGGGACGGTGCTGGAGGTAAAAGAGAGGGAGTAGGAAGTATTATAAACATATAAATATAAAGACGAGGAGTGGTAAAAGCCATTTCTCGCCTTTTTCTTGCTTTAATTCATTTTTTATTGTATTAAAATTTGGTGGGGGGGGGAATTTTGTAATTTTGCGGGACTAACCAATACAATTAGAAGTATGAAAAAGTTTTTACTCTTGTGTGTGGCTATTGCCTCGGTTGCTTTTGTAGGGTGTTCGGATGATGACGAGCCCAATTTCAAATATGGCGACGCCATATACGGAACGTGGGATATTACCCATCTAAAGCAGAAGGATGGTAGCTGGCTGGATATTACATCGTCTATATTCGATCAGTTCCATGCATCAGCTACATTTAATTCAGATGGTACCTATTATGGAAGTGGGTATTTCGGCAATGGGAGCGGAACTTATAAGGCTAAAGGAACGACGATTATTTGTTATATAGAAAACACTGAATATGCGCGATACAATATTCATAGTCTATCGGATAATGTCGCAGAGATGACAATGACGATGGACGGCGATAGCGTTGAAATTAAATGCAAGAAAAGATGAAATAAACTTTCTTTTGAATAATAGAGCCGAGGCAAATGCCTCGGTTTTTATTTCTCCCACTTCGTTAGTGCAGATACAATAACAGTACGCTTTTTGCAGTTTATTAATAAAAAAGTATATTTGCATAGAAAAGATGTTTATTATGAAAAGCCTTTTGATTATATTTATAGACAGCGTTTTGCATTTCTTTTCGTTGGAATCCAATCCGATAGAGAGGTGCCGCAAACAACGTCAGGCAAAAACTGACCTTGAGAATATGACGCAGGATTGGTATAATGTGGGCAACGACATCCGGAGAGCATATGAAAAATATAAGTCCTGCTGACAACGTTCAGCACGTTCAGTTGCAGCATCATTATTCAGGGCCTCTACCGCAAATATACGTTTAATGATAATAACAACAAAATAAATCGACAAAAAAATTATCACGAAATGTATTTTTTGGGGCTTTAATTATCGTTTAGTGCTATATTGTTGTATATTTGCAGGTACAAACAATTAACATCACGCGATAATGAAATTGAGAATCAAGGAGGTATGCCAAATGCGCAATACCACGCAAAAGGAATTGGCCGAAAAATTGGGTGTTTCGGAGGTTACATTAAGCAGGGCAGCAAGTGGTAGTACATCGTTGCCGTTGCTCGAAAAGATTGCGGGCGTGTTGGGTGTTGAGGTGTCGGAGTTGTTCGCCGCCCCGAAAGAGGGTGTAATACATTGCCCGCATTGCGGCAAACTTATCAAGGTGGAGAAGGGAGAATAAATTATGGGAAAGAAAACAGACCAAATAGACGCCCAAAGCCTCGAACAGGCGCGCGCCCTATTCGAATCGGGGGACATCGACCGCATAGAGGTCGGAACCGTGGCCGGGCTTTGTGAGATTCACCGCTATTTGTTCGGTGGGTTGTACGACTTTGCCGGAAAAATCCGGACGCTGAATATCGCAAAGGGTGGTTTCCGATTTGCAAATTGCCTTTATCTGGGTGCCATCCTCCCGGTGATCGAGCAAATGCCGGAAACAACCTTTGAGGAAATAATTGCGAAATACGTCGAAATGAACATCGCCCACCCGTTCATGGAGGGCAACGGACGAGCAACCCGCATTTGGCTCGACATGATGCTGAAAAAACGATTGATGCAGGTTGTGGACTGGCGGAAGGTGGATAAGGATTTGTATTTGCAGGCTATGGAGCGCAGCCCGATCAATGACCTGGAATTACGCGCCTTGCTCGGCCAGGCATTGACCGACCGCACGGATGATCGGGAGGTGATTTTCAAGGGAATAGAACAATCGTACTATTACGAGGGGTACGAGGCATAGCGGACGCTAACAAAGTTAGTAAGCGTAGCCAATTAAGTATAAAGGCCGGAATGTATCCGGCCTTTATTTGGTCTTAGAATTGTTTTGTAGCTTCCTCTATACTTTTTAACTTCATTCTTTCCATATCTAATTTTAAAGCATTTTCCCTTTGAGTATCAATAATTTCAGCATTCATTATATATTCAGCTCCATTCTGGCTCTCGGCAACTCCAATGTTAATATGTTTGTTAGCGATTTTCCATCGGTACACCCATCGAGTATATCCTTCCGTTAATTGTTTCGCAGAAGGCATTCCATAATAAAAAATAGGTTCTCCGTATACTTTGGCGATAATATTTTTGAAATTATCGACATCATTTTTTATTGACGTATTGAGGTGAACTGCATTTTCAAAAGACGTTGACGTGAATCTTATCGCATATAATTGATTATTACCAAATAATAGTTTTACATCATATTTTCGCTCACCCAAAGTATGGTTGTATTTTACAATTCTATCATCATAAACTGTCCAATTACGAAAAGTGGGTAAATCTCTAACTTGCTCTATGCTCATACCAAATTCGGCACCTCCATACGTTTTATTAATATTTTCGGGAGTAAATTTATCATCACCCGCATATAATTTTTGGATAATTTCGTTGTATTCCTTTTCCGCATCAGGAAAATAGATTGTCTTTCCTTTTTTATCCTTCAATACGAAATATATAGGCGTGCGATCAAGGGCATTAGTTTGTCGTGCTGTAGTTTTGAAAAATTGAAATTTGCTTAATGCTTCCCAATATGCTGCTGAATCCGATTTTTCATAAATAGACGAAGATTCTTCCGCTCCATTTATCGTTGTTTGAATGTATATATATTCCTGTTTTCCAATGTTTTTACAGCCTGAAAATACCAATATGGCAATAATGTAAATGATATTATTTTTTTTCATAGATAGATAGATAGATAGATAGTTTATACAACCAAATATAGGAAATAATAATCGCTTACAAAAATATCCCGGAATCTATTTCAAAGATACATTCCGGGATAGATGTTATCAAATTAAAGTGATTCAGTATTTTTCCGAATCCTGTTTATACCGTCCTCTATGCGCCCCAATGTCTTATCCATGCTTTTGGTGCTTACGTTTATTTCCCTAACCTCTAAAAGGGTTTCCACATCAATACGCAAACTTTCGTAATAAGCGGCTGACAATTCGTCGATTCTCGAATCCATATTCAGACAATTGTGTATTGATTCTATAATTCCTTCTACCGAATCGCGCATTTGAAGTTGTGACATTACAGCGTTTCGGATGTCGGTTACTTTGCCTTGAATGTCGGTGAAGCGGCCGTTTAGCTCGTCTCCAGTGTCTTGCGACATCGCTTGAAAGCCCCGGGATGTTGCTTGTTGGCTGGCGGCTCCTTCGTCCCAGTCTATCCCGCGCTCTTCTGCGGCCTGTTGAAGTCGATCCCATAGCTCTTGGCCCAATTGCTGTTGTGCCATAACATCGTCCAAAAGATCGCCCACAACGCCTGCCAGGGCATCGAATCGTTGTTCATCGCTAAGCCCTGCATCCCTGTTTATCTCATCTATTTTCTTTTGCGCGTCTTCAATCACAGGTGCGATTGTCGCGGTGTATAACACCTGTTTTGCCAGGTTTTTTAACATATCCCCCGCGGCTTCTCCGAAAGCGTCAGCAGCATTTATTCCTTTTTCAAAGGAATCAACCAAGGCATCTGTGATTGTAGAGCCTAAATCGCCGAACAGACCGTTAAGATAGTCGTTTGCTGCTTTTACGGCTTCTTCATAGGTTTCCCAATTATTAACCAACTCTTTAAGATAGGTCTGATTTTCTTTGGAGAGGTGTTTGAAAGTATCGCTATTCCCTTCTACGAATTCTTTAAGGGCTTGCATATTTATCATTCCACTTTCTTCAAACAGTTCGGGGACAACATCTTTTAACTTTTTATATTTTGCATCCCTTAACCATGTAGAATGCCGCACTTGGTTCATCATGTTGGCTATAGATTCCGATATGCTTTCCCACACAAAATCATAATTATAGAGATTTGCCAGTCCTGTATTACTGCCTATGCCGCCGATTGTCTTTTCTATGCCGCGATTCTTTATTTTATCCATCGTGGCCTGATAGTCCCTCATGGCATCGCTTAGGGCTTTGACATTGTTGGTATAGCTTCCAAAAGCATCTTCGCCGAAAATAGTTGAGAATATATCGGCGTTCAGGCGGGCACGCTCATTCATTACCCGCAACTCCTCGTTCAGTTCTTGCGCCTCCCGGATATTTCGTTCCATCGAGGTTTCTGTATCTCCGAAAAGACTTGCGATGCTTTGTATGATTTGTAGTGCTGCCTGGATAATGGCAAGAATTACAGATGCCCGCTCTACTTTCTGAATAGTGGTAGCGGCCACTTCTCCCGTTGTTTCAATACCTTCCGCCGAACTTTCCGCAAGTGTTTTAATGCTGTTAATCATTTGCAACGAGCTGGTAGTAATTTTGCTCGCCGTGGATATTACTTCCCCCATTGCTCCGCCAGCAGCTTCGCCTATATCGTTAAATTGCCCCTCAATTTTGGTGAGAGTATTATATAGCTTTTGCCATTTCTTAAATGATTCGCTGTGTTCATCATCGCTCACTGGATCCATCCTTTGAAGCGCCGATAACTGTGCCCGTAGGACGTTTATTTGATTCCGTATTTGTTCTCCCTGTTTGGAATCGGACGACGGCAACTTATTATATTCGCCTTCCAGGGCGCTAATAGCAGCTTTTATTTCATCTTTAATCCTTGTTATGTATTCCTCGGTTTTACCGACAAGATCATCCACAAAAGTACCTCCTTCGACTTCGAGCGTGGCCAGGGCGGCGTTCTTTTCTGCCTCCAAAGCTGCAACTGCACCCGCATCTTCGGTTTCGCTGATCTTCTTGTCATAATAGGACTTTGTAGCCTGTATTTTTTCGAGGAGCGTCCCATATTTCATGTAGTACTCGTTCCATGCTTGCAGTTGCTTGTTGAGATATTCCTCTGTGTTTTCAATGCCAGCTTCAGATAGGAACGCGGCATCCCAATCTTCATTCTTTATCGCTGCATTAGCTTTCCGGCGAGCTTGGATAAGTTCCCGCTGCTCTTTGGTAAGTTCTTGCTGCTGTAGTTCTCGGATTCTTTCAGCGCTATCTATGATTGCCGCTTCTCGCTTTTGAAAATCAAGTTCTATTTGGGCTATATTCTTATCCGTACCATCAGGCATCGTATTAATCTCAGTCTGTCTGGTTTCGAATGCAAGATCACGCATTTCGCGCCGTATTTGTTTGCGTTTTTCGTCTAATTCGATTTGCCCTTTAGTTGTTACCCCTAATTCTTCAAGTGCTTGCAACTCTTTTTTTAGGACTCCTAATTTTCTGTTCCGGGCAGCCACCTCTTCCGGGGTCTTGGCAATGGTTTTTTCTATTTCTGCGATTTCCTTTTTCTTCTGCTCTACTATATCTTCTGTCGCTTTGCCATCCTTACCAATATCTTTTGCCGAGATATTATACATATCTAACAGAGCTTGCATTGCAACTTTATTGGCAGAAAGAGTTTCATTATAGCGCATTGTAGCTTCACGTGCGCTATTAAAGCTGTTTTCCAATGCGTTATGAGTAGTTGTCCCTATCGCTTTGCCTGTAAATATCTCTTTCCACGTGTCAATAACATTCATGCCGTCAGGCGCCCCCTCAAACATCTTGTATATCTCCAGCGCTTCTTTCTCTAATTCAGGAACCCCGCTTTGTAATCCTTCGCGGAATCTTGTAAAGTAAGTTATTCCTGTTTCTTTGCCGAACTTTGCAATAAATTTAGCCTGAACGCCTTCAAATGCTTTATTTAAAGCCTCACTATATTCAGTTGCAGCGTTAGCATTCGCTTCCTCCAATCCTTTGGCTACAGACGTGGCAGTAACGTTTCTCAACAGCACTTCATAGGCACCACGCATATCCTCCAGATTCTGTATTTCAGCACGCTGATTGGACAAATATTTATCGTATTTATCCATTATTGTCTGGCGTGCTAATGCATATTCTGTGGTGCCTTTCTTTGCTTGGGATAAAGCACGAAATTCGCGTTGTAATTCCCCTCTGCTGGTCGCAACTTGGCTATTGAACTGATCGACATTCTTAATTACCGAATCCAGCGATTTGTCTGCTCTAAAAAGACTTGCTACCCAGCTGGTTATCTCCTTGCCGTAAAGGGTAAGCACGGTTACGCCTGCCACAAGCAGGGTTTGCCAGGAGAAGATCGACGATGCTATCTGTTTCCATACGGGCGTGAAGGTTTGCCCGGCTTTCTTCAATTCATCAACCGATTTCTTCGCCCGTGCTATTTCATCGGCCAGCATCGGCAGGTTGTTGGATATGGCGGAAAAGAATATTTGCGGGCCATATGCCAGCGACGGCAACTCGCGGGCAACTTGCTGAATCTGGAATCCCAGCATATTGAATCCCGAGGCATAATTACCTACATTGCGAGTATGGACGCCCATTGATGCATCCAGTTCTTTGATCTTCGTGTCGAGCGATTCGATGTTTTTAAGCATCGTTTGCCCTTGCGCCCCCTCACGATCCGCGGCGCTCATATTTTTATACACCGCACGCATACGGGTAAGTGCCTGGGACATTTCGTTGATTGAGCCGATGGCAGTCTGCTCCAATTTGATTTGGTTGGCAAGCTCCCGCCTCAATTGGGATATTTCCTGCTTGTATTCCTCGATAGATACGGCAGCGTCCAATACTTGCGCCCTTTTCTTTGCAGACAATTGCCCGTTCTGCTGCTCTTCCTTATTGAGCGCGGTGACATCCGCTTTTAATCGTGCGATCTCATTTGAATATAGCCTAATTTGGGCTATTGCCTTTGTTTTTTCGTCGTTAGCGGCTTTTAGCTCACTAAGCAGGTCATGATATGCCGTAGTTTCGGCCTGGGTAGCCGCTGTTCCCGCCGTAGAACCGCCGCCAGCAGTTCCGGTCGTGGCCGAGGCAGTAGCCTTGGACGCCGCATCCATTGCCTGCTGCTCCATCTGGGCGATTTTGCGCATTGCCTGTTCGACGCGAGCCTCCATATCGGCAATATGGCGATTTATGACTTTAAACCCGTCTGAGTTAGACGGAAATTTCTCCAACAACTGATATAACAGTTTCAGCGATTTGATAAAATTATTTAACTTTGCGGTGTCCGCATTTATTTTGAATGATAATGCACTCATTGCTACTCATTAAAAAATTCATTAATTTGCTATTCTAAGGGAACTCCGTAGTTGCAAGTTTGGATTACCCGCGTTACGGTAAAAACCATAACGCGGGTTGTTTATTTTAGGGTTCTTTGGCTATCGTTTCGGCTAAACCGTGCATAATAGCGGTTGTTTGCGATATGTCCTCAATAGGAAGCATCGCCAGGGTTTTATTGTATGCATCGAACAGCTCGGGCAATGATGCCCGCCGCATTATCCGACGACGCAAAAACCATATTCTGATCCCGGCGAATACATTGCGGCTGCCAACGATAGCCAGAGCGACACTATGCGCCATCGCTGCTATGCATGCTTCGCTCTTATCCGGCTCTTTATTAATATGCCGGGCTGTCATGATCTCCGCTGTGGTCTGAGGGGTCATCCTGTATATCGTGTAGCCTCTCCGGGCAATACGGATGCTGATAAAATCCCTTTTCCTGCCATCAGCGGGTAACATATCTGCAAGTTCCGCTAAGGTCTGTATCATAATCTCTTTGTTTACTTTTTCCATGGTGTAATACCTTGATTGGTTTTTGATTTATTTGTTTATTTCTCATCCGGCCATACCCTCGGTGGAGGTCACGTTGCGCCCGTAGAAACTGGAGTTTTCGTTTGGCTCGGTTGATCCGGTGGTTTTTCTGACCATCCAGTATTATCATAAGCTCGTCACGGCTTAATTCGACAGTCCACACCGAATAGTCGGCAATTACTGCCCGCCCTTCCGTCCTTCTCCCCATTATCCGCTTGCTAATTATGTTTATAATCCTTACCTTTGCGAATAATGTAATGCTTCGTTCGACAATGCCTTATAAGAGAGAGGGACTATCCCCCTCTCTTATTCTTTGAGGCAATCCAACGCGTCGGGATGGAGTTCTATGGTGCCTTCGTATGATACCCTAATGACACTACGGTAGTCCGTGTCTTCCGGCAGGATCGCAGTCTTGAAACTCGGATGATCCGCGATCAAAGTATTCAATGCTTCAACCGCACGGCGCACCTGATCGCATTGCTGAAGTACACGCCCGCGCATTACTGCCACTTCGAGCGTACGCCGTTGGTGCTGGTCGGCCAGCCAGTCGGTAGACAATTTGACCTTATCCCCGCTTACGATAAATGCCTTAGGGTCGAGGGCATCAGCCTCACCGACACGCAGCGCATTTTTGATCGCCTGTTGTGAATTGTCGATGACGCTATTCATGTACTCATTTGCCCGCGCTGTGAGCTCCTCCCGTGTCGTTATGATCTTTATATGCTTCGCGTCTTCGGCGGCAAGCCGTTTCGCCTGTGTTCGGATAGCCTTGCCGTCAGACAGCGCAATGTCCGCAATGCTTTCGGTGGATACGTCCAGGCGCGCCACTTTCAGTTGCTGGATTGCGGCCTCAAGTTGGGGAATAGCGGCTGCGTGGGCTTTAATATACTCTTCGTGCTTGTTTGTCTTTGCTTTCATATTCGATAATAGTTTAGTTTGCATTGGTTCAAAACCGGATATTCGGATTTATGGCCGAATCTTTGGGGACATAACCGGGATGCTCGGCGTCGGGAAGTGCCTGCGCCCACTCTTTCGCTAATGCCTTGTCCTCTTCTTCATACTCGGGGATGTACACACCCCGCTGCTTGTCTTGCTCTTGCATGGTTTAAGTTGTTTTTTTAATGTTTCACAATTACATTTGCCTGTGGCTTTCATAGGATGGTTACGATTTTGGGTTGGGCATAGGCGGCGTGGATCCGCCTATGTTTTTTTGCCTTTCCTGCCAGCCTCAATAGTCTACGCGCCAATCTTATGGCTTGGGCAGGGCTAAAACACAGCATTGCGCAGTTGCCCTGTATGAAATCCGTGTCGTAATCGCTTGCGTCCGGGACGTACAGGATAATTTCGTCATCACCCCTGTGTGTGCCGTTGCTGTCTACAATCGTGGTCGTTACGCGGTCGAGCGTCAGCCCGATACCGTGTTGGTTGTCGATCTTGATCTGCTTCATGTTGTTTTATTAGTTGAAAAATGGTTATTTCTTGGGCTATTTGCACCTGTCGGCCAGTCATGCACGGAACCTCCCCGCCTCGAAACCGTTGGCCATATAGAAGGCGATTTTCTCGAATTTGTCGCCGAACTTGGTAAACTCGTCCCGCAAAGGCGGGTATAATAGCTGTTTTTTCATATAGGCTTTCTGAATTTTCTATTTTCTTTCACGTCGTGGGCACTTGTCCCACCCGTGAAATTTCATGCGCTAAAATCGCGCATTTCGTCAAAATGGCTCGGCCTCCTCAGCTACATCCGTCGCGGGGCTGTCGTAGTCGGCTATCCGGGTCAGGCTCTCGTTATGTCGGAAATAAATCCGACCCGCCGCCCCCTCTCTATTTTTGGCGATATGCAGCACCCCGACGCCTTCGGACGATATAAGCCCGTAGCGGGTCGTGTCGATCGTTTGCATACCGTACATTGCCGGACGATCAATAAACGCGACCATATCTGCGTCTTGCTCGATAGCTCCCGATTCCCGAAGGTCGGACAGCAACGGTGTTTTATCGGCGCGCTCCTCAACCTTACGCGATAGTTGTGATAACAGGATAACCGGCACGTCGAGCTCCTTTGCCAACAGTTTGGCCGAACGGCTGGCGGCAGCGATCTCACGCTCGCGGTTTATGTTCGGGTTGCGGGTCGAGGTGTCGAGAAGTTGCAGGTAGTCGATAATGACCATCCCGCACCGTCCCCGGCGGTGCATCGCCTTACATTGCGAGCGTATAGCGCCCATCGTGATGTTAGCCCGGTCATTAAGGAAGACAGGCATAGCCGAAAGGGTGGCGCCGGCCGTCTCTATCTTCGTCCAGCCCGAAGCGTCGACATTACCGGTGCGAAACGCTCCCGAATCTACACCCGAGCTGCCGACCAGCATACGCCCGGCCAGCTGCCCGGCGGGCATTTCCAGCGAATAGACAGACACCGGAACGCCCGACGCGGCCGCAGCACGGGCAAAATGTAGCATCGTAGCGCTTTTGCCCATTCCCGGACGGCCAGCCAATACGATCAACTGACCACCACGCCAGCCGCCCGTAAGAGCGTCGAGCCGCTGCAACCCGGTAGGAATGCCGATACACTCGCCCGCCTGCCTGGCCTGCTGTCGTCGCTCCAGGTCGTCGAGGGTAGCTCGCACGACATCCGACAACGGCGCAATGTCATCCGGCCGCGAGACCCGGTCTGCAATTGCGGTTATATTCGATGTAGCCCAATACACAACGCAGTCGGGATCCGACACAGCGCGTGCCGCGAGTTCGTAGCCGAAAAGGCATAAACGCCGCCGGGTTTCGGTGTCTGCGAGCTGCCGGGCGTGATCCAGCACGTTAACGCCGGAACCTACTGCGCTGGTCAGCTCCGAGAAGTAGCGCAACATATCACGGTCTTTCAGTTCCGGCCGTTGCGAAAGCGTATAGAGGTCGATTTTATCGCCTCGCTCCAACATCGAAAGCATCTCGCCGTAGATTTTGCCGTTTTTTGCGTCAACGAATGCCGAAATTTCGACGATTTCCGCCACGTCGGGCAGTTGATCCGGTTCGAGAATCAAAGCCCCCAAAACGGCTCTTTCAAGCTCGGGCGATTCCGGAAGTCCCTCAACGGACGCCGGGCGGTTATAAGTCTTGATAGATTCGCTTCGTTTCATGGTTAGTTTGATTTTGGGTCGTGTTGCTGAATTCGGATTTGCGGCGCATCCAATTTCGCGCGGCGGCTTTCCAGTCTT